ATAAGCTTTTAAAAGATGTAGAAAAACTAAAAGATGCTACTAGAGATATTAAATTTGGTAATGGTAATGGGAATGGTCACTAATGTGGAAAGTAGTCATAGCTCTTTGTTTATTCAGCAGTCAAGGGGACTTGTTAGAACATACTTTAACAGATAGTGTTTCCGATTGTTTAGAAAAGAAAAGAGTTATGGAAAGAAACATGCCTACCACAATGATATCTTGTGGTCAAGTGGAAGCAGAATTAGAAGAACTACAAGGTAAAATATTTATAAAAAGCATTCGCAAAATGGAACACTAATGGCAAAGAAACAAACAGATAGTTCTAAGGTTATTGAACATGTGGTTAAGAAAACCACTATTGGCGACGGTAGAATTAGTTGGTCAACTATGAATAAACATAAGCGACGTAATTTTAAAGCTTATCGGGGACAAGGTCGTTAGTGAATTGTAGGTAATTCAAAGTCAGGTTCAAAAACTATTTCTAGTTCTTCTTCTTTACTCGGCTTCTTCGAAATTGTAGAAAAAACTTTCATCATCCCCTGCTGTCCATTTTGATTTATTCTCTACACCATACTCTATTGTAGAGACTTTGTAATCAGGAAATCTCATTTTCTTTGGAGAAAGTGATTTATCGTAGAAAATTACACGATTATTAGGCTGTGCTGCAAAGTAACCATTATCTAATTGTATGATATTAAAAGATTTATGTTGAGAGGGTATTTCCGAATATCCGATATCAGGAATATTGTACTCAGGATGACAGCTATCAATTGTGAATAAATATTCACCAAAATACCATTTTTTGTTAGGAGCTAAGTATTTACACTTGCCTGAGCCAACACTAACTTTTTGAATAATTGAAATATGATAGCTAAAAGCGTCCCAAAGCTCTAAGTTTTCGAGTTCCATCTTTTCGTCCGTTTTCTTCCAAACGAACGCCGAGATAGGAAGTTTATCAAATAAAGCTCCCGTCTCATAGAGGTAGGTCTCAAAATAAAGTGCCCTACCTTGAATAGATTTCGTAGTAATCCAAATACCAGGTTCATATTCTCCGTGTCCTTTTTCATGGTTGTATAGATATTCCTTCTTAACAAGTACCTCAATTGGTGGTATGTTTGCAACTAAAAAGGACATATGATATGACTATAACACGAGCACAAGAGTCAATGCAAGTATCGAAAGGGCCAGGTAAAAAAATGAAAACAAAAATGAAATCCAAAAAGGTAACTAAAAAATCAAAATTTCCAGATATGAGTGGAGATGGTAAAGTAACTAAAAAAGATATTTTAATGGCCAGAGGAGTTATTAAAAAAGGTAAAAAATAATGAAAACGAAAGCTGAAAAAAAGATTTCTAAAGTAATGAGGGAGTACAAAAAAGGAAAGCTTACTTCTGGTTCTAAAAAAGGACCCAAGGTCAAGAGTCGTAAACAAGCTATTGCTATCGCTTTAAGCGAAGCAGGAAAGAGTAAAAAACGTGGCTAAACTTTGTGCTAGAGGTAAAGCAGCTGCAAAGCGTAAGTTCAAGGTCTATCCTAGCGCTTATGCTAATATGTATGCAAGTGCTGTTTGCTCAGGCAAAGTAACTCCTGGCGGGAAAAAGAAGCCAAAGAAAAAAGCTGATGGCGGAATGGTTAACGAAGTTTCACAACAACGAAAAAGAGTTTCTAATTATAATCAAGGCGGTATCGCTAAAGCTTGTGGGGGTATCATGGAAGACAGACGAAAGGTCACTAAGTTTGTGTAATGGCTAAAAATGGATTACGTAAATGGGTTGCAGAAAAATGGGTGGACATTGGAGCGCCTGATGGCAAAGGTGGTTTTAAACCTTGTGGTCGTAGTAAAGGTGAAACAAGAAAAGGTTATCCAAAATGTGTTCCTTTAGCAAAAGCAAGATCCATGAGCAAAGGAGAAAGAGCAAGCGCCGTGAAGCGTAAACGAGCTGCAGGCAACACAGGCCCAAAGCCAACAAACGTAAAAACTTTTACAAGGAAAAGGAAAAAATAAATGCCAACACCAACTACTTCAGGAACAACAAGTTTTACTCTTAGCATTGATGAACTAATCGATGAAGCATTTGAAAGATGTATGATTTCGTCTGTTCGATCAGGTTATGACTTACGAACAGCCCGTCGTAGTTTAAATATTTTATTAGCTGAGTGGGGCAACAGAGGTGTTCATCTATGGAAAGTTAAATCTTACACACAAGACTTAACTCAAGGCACAGCCACCTATAATGCTCCAAGCGATGCTTCCGATATTCTAGAAGTAGTATATCGAACAGGATCAGGAAGTACTCAACAAGATACATCAATGACTAAAATATCTCGTTCTGAGTATATTAATTTACCTAATAAAAATTCTCAAGGAACACCAAGTCAATACTATGTTGATCGACAGTATGTTCCAACTATTACTTTGTATCAAACACCTGATACAACAGGTAGTCAGATATTTTACTATTATGTAGGAATTATTGAAGATGCAGGGGCTTATACAAACGATCCTGATGTCTACTATAACTTTATTCCCTGCCTTGCATCTGGTATGGCTTACTATATTTCAATGAAAAAGAGACCTGAGCTAACTCAGCAATTAAAAATGATTTATGAAGATGAAATGCAAAGAGCTCTTGTTGAAAATGGTCAAAGAACTTCTGTGCATATTGTGCCGTCGAATTTCTTTCCAGGAGGTTAATCTATGGCTTTTGCAACCGGAAAATTTGCGGTAGGTATCTGTGATCGTTGTGGTCAGCAATATAAATTATTACAGCTTAAAAAAGAATGGAATGGATTATTTACTTGTCCTGAGTGTTGGGAGCCTAAACATCCTCAACTAGATCCACCGTATCACGCAGCAGATGCCATAGCGGTGAAAAATCCAAGACCTGCTCGTATTGAACCAATGACTGTCTTTGTAGGAGCTCCAGGGGATAGTGCCTTTACCTCTAATGGCATGATGCCTTCACAGCAAGAAGATGACTTGCTAATATCTTGTAGAGTTGGTAGAGTCACAATTGTAATATCATGAACTATTCCGAATTATTAACTAATGTTAGAAACTACTCAGAAGTCGACAGTAATGTTTTGTCTAATTCTGTTATCAATGTTTTTATCACTAACGTTCAAAATAAAATTGCAAGAGAAGTAGATTTAGACGAGCAAAGACGCTATGCCACTACTACCTGTACCGCTAATAATGCTTTTTTAGATGTAACAGGACCTAGTGGAGGTTTTCGATTTGCAAGAAGTTTACAGTTAGTAGGCGGTGACGGAACACGAACTTACTTAGAACAAAGAGATCAAACTTTTATGGATGAATATTCTCCAAAGAGAAGCGAGACCACAGGAACTGGTCAGCCTAAATATTGGGCGAATTGGGATGCTCAAACATTAATGTTAGCGCCTACTCCTGATCAAGTTTATACAGTTGAAATGGCTTACATTGAAGAGCCTCAAGAATTAGACACAAGCAATGCAAGTTCAACAACATGGATATCTGAGAACGCACCAGAAGTTCTTCTTTATGGCGTCTTGGCGGAAACCTTTTCCTACTTGAAAAACCCACAAGATATGCAATTATATGAAGCAAAATACTCACAAGCTCTTCAAGCATTAGCGACAGAGCAAATGGGTAGAAACCGTAGGGATGAATACAGTGATGGTGTGGTAAGAATCCCAATGAAATCACAGGCACCATAAAAGGGGTAACTAAAAATGGCAATTAACCAAGCAGTTTGTGCAACATTCAAACAGCAGTTGTTAGATGGCGATCATGATATATCAAGCGATACAATCAAACTCGCTCTCTATACAGATTCTGCAACTTTGGATGCAAACACATCAGCCTATGCAGCGACAAACGAAGTCGGTGACTCAGGCACATACGCAGCAGGCGGTGGCACTCTAGCGAATGCAAACGTCAGCTTAACCAAAACTAACGCAACAGCATCAACAGCTTTTGTAGACTTTGATGATTTATCATTTACAAGTGCAACAATCTCAGCTCAAGCAGCTTTGATTTACAACACTTCATCAGCGAATACAAATGCTTCAATTGCAG